TTTCTGTACAAGATACATTATGGGATGTGACCCTTATAAAGAACAATTTGACTCTTCTGATTGGCAGTCATTAATTCCTATAGACAGGATGAAAGAAATAAAAAAAAGATTTTTAGAATTAGAAAAAAGATTTTGGTATGGAAAATACGAACCTATTTAATGGAAAAGGTATAATGGAACAGATTAGACTTTCTGAACCAATTCCCTTTACACCGAATCTTACTATAGATATTATTAGTGATTTTATTAGTAATTTATTTGGTAATTTATCAGAAATAAAATATAATAGTATAAACTCATTATCTAAGATGGATGGATTTGAAGCTATAGTAACTAAACTAAATGATGATAGAACTTGGGTAAGAATTGATGGTAGGGAATACCTTCTTGATGAAATAAAACAAATAGTTAACAATAGTGATAGAGCTGCTGATTTACCTGTAGACTTTGACTGGAGAACTAAGTATGAAGAATGTGATGATTATATAGATAACGATATGATACCTATGAGACTTACTATTAGTAAGGAAGAACTTTATAAATCAATGAACAATGACACCTTTGATTATTTTCGCAATTCTCGTATGCGTGCAAGCTTTCAGTGATTGGGCTGTAATTAAGTTTAAAGAGAATCCTACAGAGTATTCCGATGTATGGCATGTAGTAAAGGGATTAGAGATGTTTGTATATATACTTGCTATATCGTACTATGCTTGTTCTCCTTTGACATATCCATTGATAAAAGTAGTATTCTATCTCTTTGCTTATGTATCTATGAGGATGGCATTCTTTGATATACTACTTAATCTTATAAGAGGATTAAAATGGAATCATATTGGAAACTCTATTATTGACAAACTCACTAAGAGTTGGTGGTATATTAGTAAGGTAATAGGATTACTCGGAGTAATAGCATCCATCTCTATTGAACGTATATGGGGTTTTACAGAAATATTTTTAAATTTATAAAAAAAGATTTGGAATTTTTTCCAAAATGTATTATATTATATTGTAACATTTAAAATTTTAATTATGAAAGTACAAATTGACACTGAATTGAAAATTATTAAGGTTGAGGATTCAGTAAACTTTAAAGAATTATTGGAGTTTTTGATGAAAATACTCCCTGATGGATGGCATGAGTATAAGCTATTGACTAACTCAAAGATTGAGTATATACCTTACTATCCTTTGAGAAGGTGGTATCCTAATTGGTATTATGATTCACCTGTCTATGGTTTAACAAATACAATAGGTACAAATTCAGCAGTTGATTGGGGTAAAACTACTACTGATATACTTACCCTTAAATATTCTAATGATATAGATGCTGATTTAGATACTAAGGAAATATACTACTGTAATTCAGATAAAGAGAAAGAAGCTGAAGTAAAGAAACAATTTAAGGAAGCTGGCTGGAAAGTTTTGAATGACTAAAAGAGTATACATAGAAGGTAAAAGATTTTTTGATGGAGACCTTATCTCTTTTACACATAAAGGTAAGGATGAGAAAGGTCTTCTTTTTTATAATGAAAGTACAAATAGATTTATGATATTGTTATCTAATGATTTTATGATACCTGTATCAGAAGCTAAGAACGTAAAATTAACGGTTTATGAAGATAGATAAAGTTTATAATGATTTTATTATTGTAGAGGATGTTGTAGTTGAATATCCTAAAGAAGGTGGATTAGTTGTAAAATCACCTACATTGAAACAGGTAATGGAAGAAGTTGCTACAGCTAAACAAAACAACAGGGAACATAAGTTATTTCTGCCTGATGTAGTTTTTAAGATTGTAGTTGCTAATCCTGGTGTAGATTTAAAGGAAGGTGATTTGATACATTGTGATAGTACAGGTATGAAACTCGGAGACTACAGAGTAATAAGAGCTTATAATATCATTTGTAAAGAATAAAAGTATTGCGGAATGGAGAAGAGGTCATCTCGTTTGGCTCATTACCAAAAGATCCTCGGTTCGAGTCCGAGTTCCGCTACCAATTTAAATTAATAAGTAATGGCTAAATATTATAATCCTCCAACAGATTCTCCTAAAGAAAATTATGATATAATTAAATCGCAACAGGATTATATCAATAATAAGAAGTTATCTCAATATCAACCTGTAATGCCATCAACTAAAGATTATGGTTCTATACTGGCTGATAATAGGACGGAAGAAATTAATTCTACTGTAAATAAATACTATAAACAATATGGTAGTAACACAGTTGAAGTTAAGAAACTACAGGAAATGTTAAACAAAGGTGGTTATTATGATAACAAAGATGTTAAAAACGTAGATGGTAAATTTGGAGATTTAACTAAAGCTGCTTATGAAAAATATGTAACTAATCCATTTGCTCAAATACAAGATAGAACTACTAAAACGTATTCGTCTAAAGAATGTGCTACTTATGTTAGTAATGAATTAGGTAAATTATCGGATATTAAATATACAGGTGTGTATGGTGATGCTTGGACAATGTTAGATAATATAAAAAGACGTGGTGGTACTGTTAAATATAATATTTATGATAATCCTTCTTTTAAAGGTATAACTGGAGAAGCTAAATTGAAATCTAATACAGAAGCAATTAAAAAAGTTAATAAAGCTTCAGCAGATATGTTTCAGTTAGGAGATGTTGTAGGTATATATAATTCTGGTTCTCCTTATCACAAAGATGCTTTGAAAGAGGGAAAAGGAACATATAATACACATGTTGGATATGTAAGTGGTTTTGAAGAAATTAATGGAGTAAAAGTACCTATTATAAGTAGTAATGATAAAGGTAAATTGATACATCAAAAATATAATACTACAAAGATAGGTTGGATAGCATCTCCTAAATATAGTAATCTGAATATGAATTTAGGTAAGTATGACATGCCTAAATTTTCGAGTATAAAATCTAATATATCCAAGAATGTAGATAATTTATCACAAGTATTTAAAAGTGACGTTGACAAACAATGGTTGAAACAAACTGTTTATGGTATAGCAAGATTAGAAACTAATTTAGGCAAACTCTCTCCATCTAAAGATAGTATTGAAAAAACACAAAAACATAGAAAATTATTAAATAAGTCTTACGAGTTGGGTGATATATCACAAGGTATAGGAAAGATTAAATTAAATACTATACCAAAAGAAGTCTTAAATTACTTAAATGTAAATACAGATAATATCAATAAACCTGAGTATGGAATTGCTGCTATGACCTATAAGATAATTGAAGCTTATGATTATTTTAAAGATATGAAAAATAAGAATCCACATCTTAGATTAGATGAGAATGATATTAGAAATCTTGCTATTCTATCTTATAATCAAGGATTCAAAGGTAAACTTAGTACTATAGGATACAATACAAAACTTCCATTAGATGAGGAGATTTCAAATGTTAGAAAACTATATAGTGGTAATATTAAAGATAAAAGCTCTACAAAATATAAATATCTTCCTGGTAAGATAGGTGATATAGGTTATGGATTAGAGTTTCCAAAAGGACATGAAACTTATATTAGTAGAGTAAATAAGTACGCAAAAAATTATAATTTATGGTAGCATTTTTAAGTGGTGGACATGTCCCCAAAGGAATTAAAAGAGACCCTGGTGCTGTATCAGGTGATTATGTTGAAGCTGATTTAGCAGCAAAGTTTAGAGACAGAGTTGTTTATTATATAAATAAGGAAGTCAAAGTTATTACTGATAAAGATGATGAAAGTTTATCAGAATACTTAGCAAGAATTCAAACAGGAAGTGCAAGTGTAGTATTAGAGTTTCATTTCGATGCTACTCCAGGTGCTACAGGAACTACTGCTTTTGTAGAACTTGATGCAGATAGATTAGATAAAGCATTTGCTAAAGAACTTGTTGACGCCACTGCTAAGGTATTAGATATAAAGAACAGAGGGGTTAAAAGTGAGGCTGAGAGTCATAGGGGAAGATTAGGATTAATGAAAGAAGAAGGTATAATCTGTCTTCTTGAGCTTGGCTTCATTGATAACCCTAATGATATGAAAAGTTTTTTTGAAAATCAGGAAAGACTTGCACAATGGATAGCAAGCATCGTGATTAAATTTGATAACATGATTTAAAAGTAAATTTATGAGTAAGTTGTATTTTATTGTTGCTACATTGATGTTTGTAGTTGGTTTATTTAAGATAGCCTCTGACTGGTCTACACAAGAGTTGTTCTACAGTATAGTAGGTTCTATACTATGGGTAGGAGCTTATATAGTAACTACCTTTGCAATATTTAAAAAGTTAATATGGAAATCATAAGAAAAGTTGATACTAACACTTTCTATATTGAGTATATTCATGCTTTTAATGGATTTCTTCGGTTATCTAATAAAGAAATTCTCGTTCTTGCTGCCTTTCTTGAAGAAGAGTCTAAGCTTAATGAACACAGCAAAGAACTTCTTTTTGAGACTACTATAAGAAAGAGAATACAAGATAAGTTAGGTATAACTGTATATAATCTCAACAATTACATTTCCATGTTGAAAGGTAAGGGAGTTATTAAAGTTGATGAACGTGATAGAATATTTATTAATAGTAAGATAATCCCTAAGATAGAAAATGGTAAGAGTTTATTAACTTATAAGTTTGTAATAAATGCCGAGACAGAGGGTAATAAAAGACGTAGCTAAGGAGATAGCAGATGAGTTTGATATGTATGAATATGTTATTGAAGAGATTATTAATAGTCAATTCAGATATGTTGTTGATTACATGGAAGAAGGATATACTTATCCAATCAGACTTACGAAGTTAGGTGCTATTATGCCACTTAAAAGGTTTAGAAAATATAGTAGGATAAAAGATTATTTTAAAGAACATGGGAATACCAAAAAAGTCACTTATTAGTAATATGGGATTTACAGAGTATCAGGGAGAATTGATTAAATATATGACCCCTGAACATCTGCTTATTATTAATGGAAATACGTTATTTGTTTCTCTTATAAATGGAAAAGCTGAAGATGACAAAGTTATATGTATTATTGATAACTTTACAGAAAAACAGTTTGCAGAGTATGTCAGTAAGACTATAAATGGTTATGTAAAACGATATAGAAATGAAAGTAGACAAATCAAAAATAGGTCTTAATTTCTGGACAACACATCCTCAAGCAAAGCTCTTGGGAGAATTCAAACAGTTTTATGAGAAAGATAAAACTAAAGCAAAGGATAAATCGTCTTCTGTAATGTGGGCGATTTTTTTAATATATGACCCTGATAGTGATTTCTTTTCGTTTGAGTTAGCTGATAAGATAGATATGATTTCTAAAGACTTTTTAAACTTTGAGTTTAAAGAAGCTGATTATAAACCAGTTATTAACTTCTATCTTAGTTCTATGCTTTCTGCTGCAAAGAGACAGTTGTATGTATGGAATAGAAAGTTAGATGAAAAGACTGCATATCTTGAAACACTTACTTATGAAGATAATGCTGAAGATATAGAGAAACTGCTTCAGACTAATAAGAAGTTATATGATGATTATGAATCTATATTGAAGAGAATAGAACAGGAAACTTCAGGTAAAACTCAAGGTGGTGCAGAAGAATCTTTAGCTGAGAAAAAAGAAATATAATGTTAGTAAATAGTAATTTATTTAAAACTGAGATTCCACAACTTAATCCTTTAAGTTATACTTATCGTGAATTCTGGAAAGAAGAGAAACGTAAATGTATAGAAGGAGTTTGGATAGGTGGTAAATACATACCAGGGAATCTTTATTTTTATATAAATTATTGTACTATTCTTCTAAATAAAAAGAATGAACCTCCTTCTGCTGCTAAAAGACCTGGCAAACCATTTCTAAGAGATTTAGAATGGGAAGTTGCTTATGGATTGATGGAAGCAAGAGGTTTTACAAACTTTGAGAAGTTACATCCTGATATACAGTATGAGAAAGATATAAATGGTATATACAGACCTGTTAAGGGAATTAGACATCTTTTATCTAATATGGATAGGGATTTAGGTAAACCTTTATATTTAGACCAGGCTAAAAATATGTTTATTTGTGGAAGTCGTGGTTCAGGCAAGTCTATGTGGTTTGCCAATTTAATACTCTTACATGAATGGTTATTTGATGGTGCTAAATCATATACAGAAGATACTATAAAGAATCCTTCTACTGCTGAAGTTCTTATAGGAGCTGGAGAAACAAAGTTTTCTACAGATACTCTAATGAAGTTTAGTTTTGCTTATGAGAATCTTCCTGGCGGTATGCTTACGTTTAACAAGTATTATCCATGTCCATTCTTTAAGAAGTCTACAGGAAGTTTACAAGCTGGAGCTAAGAATGTATTCAGACATGAATATAGAGTAAAAGAAGGTGATACATGGAAGATAAGAGGTACTAAAAGTAAAGTTTATCATAGAGCTTTTAAGAATGATTCTTATGCTTCTAATGGTACTCGTACTAATTATCTTGTATTTGAAGAAGCTGGTTTATTTACTAATTTAAAAGAGGCATACAAGTCCTCTGTTGATACACAGATGAATGGTTCTTTTAAATTTGGCACTACTATTATAGGAGGTACTGGAGGTAATATGGAAGGAGGAACTGTAGATTTATCAGAGATGTATACTAATCCAGATGCCTACGATGCTATATCATTTCCAGATATTTATGAGGATAAGTATAATAAGATAGGTTATTTTATACCTTATTATAAAGCACTTAATCAATATAAAGATGATAATGGTATTACTATAGAAGAGAAAGCCAAAGGATACACTGATAAAGAAAGGGAAAAGAAAAAAGCAAGGTCTTCTTCTATATATAATTCTCATATACAGAATAATCCAGATACAGTATCTGAGATGTTCTTGTCTAAATCTTCTAATAAATTTCCTGTTAAAGAATTACAGGAACAGTTATTTAAAGTAGAAAAAACTAAAGAACTCAGAGAAGCAGGTACTCCTGGAGAATTTGTATTTGATACTGAAGGTAAAGTACAGTTTAAACCTAATCCAAGATTAAATCCTATAAAACATTATCCTTTAAAAGATGAAGATGATAAAGAAGGTTGTGTAGTTATATATGAGCATCCTTCTAAAGATGTCTTTGGTAATATACCTTTTGGATTATATGTGGCGGGAAATGATCCCGTTGACCAAGATGAAGCTGTAGAGAGTCCTTCTCTTATGTCTACATTTATATATAAGACATTTCAAACTTTTGATAGGACTTATAATATAATAGTAGCTGAGTATACTGGTAGACCTGAAAGAGCTGATGAAGCTTATGAAATTACAAGAAGATTACTTCTTTATTATAATGCTCAATGTTTGTATGAAAATATGCTTACAGGTTTTAAGGCATATATGCAACAAAAGAAAACTTTGCACCTACTTAAACAACAGCCAGGAATACTTAAAAAGATAGTTCCTAACTCCAAAGTCAAACGTGAATATGGTATTCACATGTCTAAGGAGATTAAACAACAAATGGAATTGTATATAAGAGATTGGCTGATTGAAGAAAGGGGAGAAGATGAAGAAGGTAGAAAGGTATTAAATCTACATAAGATATTATCCATACCGTTGCTACAAGAATTAATTATGTATGATGGAGAGAGGAATACGGACAGGGTTTTTGCCCTTGGGTTGGCTATTATAGCAAAGGAAGATAACTATCTTGTTAATGTAGAAAAAAATAAAGTAACAATTAAAGATGACCCGTTTTGGAAAAAGAAACATTTTAAGAAATAACAATGAACGAAAACTTACCAATACAGAAACTGTCCAGAAGTAAGAAGGGTAAAGCCTGGGGCAAATCTGTTATAGACTATTTTGAAGGACTGCCTTATTTTACATCTAATGATGGTAGAAGCAGCAGGACTAACAAGATAGCTAACTATAGACTGTTTAATGGTATTATCAATGAGAGTGATTATAAGTATGTAACAGACCCTTATGAACTGCAACTTGAGAATCCTGCTAAGTTTCAACACTATGATAAGATTAGTCCTAAACTAATGCTGTTGGAAGGTGAAGAACTTAAAAGACCATTTAACTTTAAATGTGTTGCAAGAAACCATGATATTACTTCTGAGTTACAGAATAAGAAGAAAGAACTTTTGTTCAATTCACTTATGCAGGAGTTACAGAATAAGATGAATCCTGAATTAGCTGATAAACCTCAGACTCCCGAAGAGATAGAAGAATATATGCAGACTAAGTATTCAGGACTACAAGAGATAACAGGACAGAAGATACTTGATTATCTTGTAGATGACCAGGATTTGAGAAGTAAGTTTAATCAGATGTTTCATGATGCTTTAGTAACAGGTGAGGAGATTATGAAAGTATCAGTAGTAGGTGGAGAGCCTATAGCAAGAGTTTGTAATCCTTGTGATATTACAATAGTTAAAGACCCTGATTCGCCTTATATTGATGATGCTTTTGTTATCCTTGAAGAAAGATGGATGACATTACCCTCAGTAGTAGATGAATTCTATGATGTACTTACTCCAGATGATATTAAAAATCTTGAGAAAGGAACTATTCCAGGCAGTCAGGAAGCTACTACATTCTTTACAAGACCTCTTGTAGCTGTTTCTGAAGACGAAATAAGCGGAGAATCTAAGGCAAGATCTGACTTAATAAGAGTACTTAATTGTGAATGGAAGTCGTTCAGACGGTTAGGATTACTAACCTACTTAGAAGATATGCAAGGTGGTGAAGCTGTATATCATTCAGGAAGAGAATCCTATGATGAGATAGTAGATGCAGAAATATTCTCTGTACCTGAATATGCTAAAAAGGAAGATGGTTGCTATTACTTCGATGGTATTAAATATGAAGAAGTATGGGTAAATGAATATTGGGAAGGTACTAAGATAGATACTGATATTTATGTTAATATAAGACCTTTGAAACATCAGAGAAGGGATATGGAAAATCCTTCTAAATGTTATTCATCATATTGTGGATTTATTCATAATTCAAGAAATGCTGATTCTGTATCTATGATAGATAGATTGAAATCATTTAATTTCTTTTATGATATTATTTACTACAGAATAGAACTTGCTTTCGCTAAAGATAAAGGTAGAGTATTTGTTATGGACTTAGCTCAAGTACCAACAGGAGAAGGATGGGGAGTAGAGAAATGGATGCACTATATATCTTCTTCAAACATTGTTTTTATCAATTCTGCTGAAGAAGGTTATCAGGAAGCACAAGGACAGTTTAATCAGTTTCAGGCTGTTGATTTGGAAACAGGTAGATTCATAGATAAGCATGTGCTAATGCTTGATAAACTTGAAAGGGAGATGTCTGAAATATCAGGTGTTCTACCTCAACGTCTTGGACAAACATCACAATATGAAGCTGTAACTAATGTGCAACAGAATATAGTACAATCTTCACATATAACTGAATTATGGTTCTATAATCACAATCAGGTTAAGAAGAGAGTTCTTGAAGCTTTAATCTATGCAGCTAAACAAGCATGGAAAGGTGGTAAGAAGATTAATTATATACTCGGAGATTTATCCAGAGTTATTATAGATATAGATGAGAAATTCCCTCAGACTGAATATGGTGTGTTTGTATCTGATTCTGCTGATGATGATAAAGCATTGGAAGCAATGAGAAGTCTTGCTCAACCAGCAATTCAGGCAGGTAATCTTTTATTATCAGAAGCTGCTGAGTTGTATAGAGATAAATCTATGGAAAGAATTCTTGCACGTTTGAAGAAAGGTGAAAGAAGGAGAGAACAACAAACTCAGGCTCAAGCTCAGGCTGAACAGAAAGCTGTGGAAGAAAAGATTAAGAGAGATGAGATAAAGAATATAAGAGATAATGAAACCAAAATTAAAGTTGCTTTAATTTCTGCTACTAATGGAAATGAGACAGAAATGCCTGAAGATGATACATTAGATGAAGAAAGATTAGAGCTTGAACGTGAAAAATTTGAGAAAGACTATGACTTGAAAGAAAGACAATTATCTGAAACTGTTCGTAAGAATAAAGAATCAGAAAGATTAAAAGAAAAACAAATAGCTAAATCTGGTCAAAAGACTAAATAGCTATAAAGTTACGTTAATTATTATATTTAGGTATAATAAAATTTGTTATAACTTAAAAAATTTATTATTTTATTAGTATGGAAAACAACAATTTTATGAATTTCGATTTAGATGACCTTGAGTTTGAAGATGTTCAAACACAAGATGAAGAAGAAGAAAAAGAAGAAAAGACTGAAGAATTAGACAATGGCAAAAGCAAAGAAGAAACAGAAAAAGACGAACAAACCGAAACAAGTTCAGAATCAGAGTCAAGTGAAAAAGACTCCGAAGAAGAAGAAGTAAATCCGCTTGTCGTTATTACAGAGCATCTTCATGAAAAGGGTATTATAGATAAACCTGAAGATTTCGATGGTTCTGATGATGCTTTTGAAAAACTAATTAGTGCAAAGATTGATAAAGGTATAGAAGAGTACAAAGGGAGTTTAAATGAATTATCAAAGAGTTTCCTTGATTATCTTGAAGCAGGTGGAAGTCCTGAAACCTTTATTCAGATTTATGCAGAAAAAGATTATTCTTCACTGAAAGATAGTGATATTGCTGAAGTGGATGATGCAGATGAAGATGAAGCAAGAAACTCTTTAAGGAAAGAAATAATCAGACAATCGTTGAAAATGCAAGGTTGGGAAGAAGGTAAGATTGAAGCTAAGATTAAAAAGTATGAAGATACTGGAATTCTTGCTGACGAAGCTGTAGATAATCTACAGATTGTTAGAAAAGTTTCTCTTGCTAAGAAACAACAAGTTGTAGAAAACCAGAAAACTGAAGCAGCTAACAGACAGAAAGCTGTTGAGAAGTGGATGACTGAAACAACTAATATCATTGACAACGAACTTGAGAAAATATTAGGAGTGGAAATTCCTAAGAGAACAAAGGATGAATTTAAAGATTTCTTAATGAAAAGGAATCCTAAAACAGGTAAAACACCTTTAATGGAAAAGAGAGAGAGTGACCCTCACTTTGATGTAAAAGCTGCTTTTGCTGCGTATGGTGGATTTGAAGATGTTAAGAAGTCTGCTAAATCAAAGGCTAATACTTCATTAGCCGATAAACTCAAAAGCGGTTCTAAGGGACTAAATATACAACCTAAACCAGGTAAAGTAAATACAGACCTTTGGAAACAAGCTGCTGAGGATTAATATTTTTTTAACTAAATTTTATTTTATGAATGGCTAAAATTTCTAATCTACAGCTCACAAAAACCAAATGGCATAGTGGGCTGACTATGCAGAACCACCTGGCTTCTGTGTATGCAACACAGCCTGAAGTCATGGACACTCTGATTACCAGAATTTTTGCCCTGAATACTGCTCCTATGCAGTACCTGACAAGTGGTATGAAAAGGAAGAAAGAGCTGGGGAATAGAGAATTCCAGTGGTATTTAAAGGGTGACTCTGAAAGGGCAGTAAAAATTGTTGCAAATCTTGAAGCAGCTGGAAACACAACTCCTGGTAAATATGGAGCTTTTTTCCGCATTGCTGTTGAAGATGATGATTTCGCACAAGGTGATGTTGTCGCATTTGACGACAGAGCTTATCGTGCAAGGGTTATGGAGCAACCGTTTTTCAACGGTCAAGGCTTTGAACTTGTTTTAAAGATGAACACCTATGACCAAACTGCTTATGTCCCTGTTTATCTTTTGTTAGCAGGTAGAGAATTAAATAAAGAGTATAACACTCAATCTGAAATCTCAGAACATGGCAGCAAGACTGTATTTTCACATCCATTTACATTAAGAAACCACATGACTACAGTTCGTAAGGACTATTCAGTTACCCGTGCTGCTGCTACTGATGTAATGGTTGTAAAATACTCAGACCCTAAAAATCCAAGCAATACTACAGAAATGTGGTGTCGTGCTGCTGAATGGGAATTCATGTATCAATGGTATCGTGAACTCGAAACTGTTGCTATTTATTCAACATACTCAGCTGACCAGATGGGTGTAACTCACATGCAGGACAACAGTTCTTTACCTGTATATGAAGGTGCTGGTTTAAGGGAGCAAATTGCTTCTTCAAACAAAAGGTATTATTCAGAATTGACAGAAGGAATCATCAGTGATTTCCTTGCTGAACTTTCTTATAATACTGTACCTGAATCTGACAGGAAATTCGTTGCCTTGACAGGTGAATATGGTTACAGAGAATTCCATAACGCTTTGGAAAACAAAGCAGGTACTTGGACTCTGTTGAAAGATAATCCTTTCATTAATGGTAGTGGTAGAAACGTATCCCTTGGTGGACAGTTCACTACTTATGTAGGATTAAATGGTATTGAGCTTACATTAGCTAAAATGCCTATTTACGATAACACTGTTATTAACAGACAGAAACACTATCAATCAGGTAAACCACTTGAATCATATCGCTTTACTATTTTTGATTTTGGTATGAAGGGAGCAGATTCCAACATTACTAAAGTTTACAAGAAAGGTTCAGAAATGATTATGTGGCATGTCGCTGGTTCTATTGACCCTTATGGCAATCCTGCATCAGGTATGAGAAGTAATGGTAAAGATGGTTTTACCGTTTACTCACTTGCTGAAGTAGGTTACATGGTTAAGAACCCAGCAGCTTGCGGTGAATTAATCTGTAATGCAGCTAAATAATTTTTTATGGAAGATAAGATTGTAATTATTAGAGCTATTAAGAAAAACGGTCTTGGAACTGTTTCCAGAATACCGTCTTCCGTATATTCAGTATCAGCCTCTCTCTCAAGGGGAGGCTATGTTACTGGATTAACTACTTCGGAAGAAAAAACACTTGAGAAAGAAATGAGTTTAGAACCAGGCACTTTGTCTAAGACTTCTAAATTTTGGAAAGATTATGCGTTTAAAATTACAGGTGACAGTGATGTATCCCTTAATTTAAATATTGCTCAGGATTTTGTTGATTATAAACTTTGTACTGTTTTTACAAGCATTGCAAATAATGAAGAAGAACAAAATAACATTGTTCATGATTTTGTAATTGTTGATGAAGAACAGAAAGCTAACAAGGATTTACTCAGAATCAGGCAACATGATAACGCTATTTTGTCTTATAGCAAGATGAATCATAAAGAAATGAAAGATGTTCTTAAATTACTTGGATATAAAGCTCAGAATATGAGTGCTGAACTTGCACAAACTACATTAAGAGGATACATTGACGAGTATCCAACTAAGTTTAACGAAGTAGTTAATGACCCTGATTACAAAACAAGGTTATTTATCAAAGAGCTTGAGATAGCTAAGATTATAAACAAGAATAGTACAAAATATTACTATGGAGATATAAACAATATTCTTGGTAATACTTTGGAAGAAGTTATTGATTTTATGAATGATAAAGGAAATAATGAAGTTTATACTCAGTTAAAGAAAGCTCTTGCTAAGGAACAGAAATAATGAATTCGACAGAACTCATACAAGCCTTCAGAATTGGTGTGGACAAGGTTAGCTCCTTGTCTACACCTTCTTTTGAAGTAGATGAAATATTATTTTTCCTTAATAAAGCTAAGGATAGGTTTGAAGAAAACCTGTACTTAGGAAGAAATTCTACAGGTGCATCTTATGATGAAACTGAAAGAAATAAAAAGGCTCTTGGAAAATTAACTGAGTCTTGGAGTACAGATGATTCAGATATTATAGAATATGTATATATTCCTAATTCTTATCAGGCATCTCCTTTACCAACAGATTTGAAATATGTTCTCAGAGAAACAGCAGTCGTAACTTACGAATCTGCTTCAGATTGTGAACTTGCTTCAGATTTACAACTTTATATTACAACAAGACTAACGAAAATAACTTTTTTCAGGTCAAGAATGATTCCTGTTATAGTTGTAAGAATAAATGACTTAAATAATTTATTACAAGACCCTTATATAAAACCAAGTAATGATGAAATCCTGAGAGTGGATATTGAAGATAATGCACATATATTAATATGTACAGATGCTAAGAACTCATCAGGAAATCCTTTACATACTCCTACTGCATATTTTATGCAGTATTTACGTTCTTCTAATCCTATAACGCTTGTCGCAACTTACGAGCTTCCTGACTGGACTCATCAAAAGATTGTAGATATTGCAGTATCTCTTGCATTAGAGAATATAGAGAGTGTAAGAACACAGACTTCAATTTTAGATCAAATTAAAAACGATTAACA